CGTCGGCCATGCCGCCGAGCTGCTCGCGGTCGACGAGCAGCGGGTCGCTGCCGACGATCCAGGGCGAGGTGACCCAGGTGTAGCCGTACAGGTCCACGGGGAGGCGACCGGTCAGCAGCGGGTTGTTCGCCTCTCGCGGAAGCAGACCGGCGGTCATGAAGATGCCGATGACCTTTGCCATCTGCGCTCCGGAGAGCGCGATGGTGTCCGCGTCGATGCCCATCGCGAGAGCGTCACGGTTCGCCCGTGCCGCCTCCAGCGAAGCCACGATGTTGCCCACCGTGGTCCAGGTTCCGGCCGCCGCGAGGGTGTCCGTGACCTTGGATGCGACGACGGCCATCGCGGTGCTGTCGACGTCCTTGATCACCTGGTTGGCCAGGCGGGTCAGGCCACGGTCCACGACCGGCTGTCCCTCGCGGGCGATCTTCTCGTCCGCGATCTCCGTGCCGAGACCGGTCTTGACCGTCTTCGCCGCTGCGAGCTCACCGGCGGTGAGGACCGTCAGCGGGTACTCGCCGAGCGGCTCGATGGCCTCCGCCGAGTCGGACGCGAAGATCTGCTCGCCCGTCTCGTAGAAGACACCGCCGCCCACGGCGCGGTAGCGACCGCCGAGGAGGTAGTCGGAGATGAACCGCTGATCGGTGAGCGACGCAATGCGCTTCGCCACGATCTGCGGGTTGGACAGGAGCAGGTGAATCTGCGCCGTGGTGAGCGTCCCCGAGGGGCGCGCCACCGGGTAGCTGTAGCTGCGTGCCATGGTGTGCCCGCCTCCTTAGATGAACAGGACGTCAATGACGTCCAGGTCGGCGGCAGCAGCCTCGAGGGCGATGCCGATGGGGTTTGCTCCGGCGCCGATCGTCGCGACCTTGCCACCGGTCGCCGAGATGACCTTGGCGCCGGCAGCGATCGCGGCACTTGCGACGAGCTGGTGAACGCCCGTGGGGCGGGTGTAGACGGTGACCTTCTCGCCGGTGAGGGCATCGAAGCCCGCAACGCCGACGACGTCGATCGCGTCCGCACCGGCCGGGCCGACGCTCTTGCTGGTGGTCACCTCAACGAGGCGGCCTCCGGTGACGTCTGCCGAGACAGTCAGCGTCACCGCTGCGCCCGGCTTGAACTTGGGCAGGTAGTCCGCCATGATCAGGCCTCCTTCGTGTCGGTGATCCAGCCCGCGGCAGCCGCGAGCTTGTCCGCTTCGGTGACCACACCGTCGCCGAGACCGATCTCCGCGACCGGAATCGTGTTCGGCGCGAGCGTGGCGAGCACCGCGGTGGTGCTCTCCTCGTTGTCGTCGAGCATCGCGCGCCACTTGTCACGGGACGAGGCGTTGATGCGCCCCTCCTGCACAGCGGCCTCGATGACCGAGTCGCGACGAGCGGAGATCTGCTCCTCACGCGCCTCACGGCCAGCGGCAGCGTCCGACTGGAGACCCGCGAAGGTGTCCGCGTCGACCAGAACGGTGCCCTCGGGCGCCGACTGGATGGTGTTCGTCGGCGGCGTTGCGAGTCGGGCATCGAACGCTGCGAGCAGCGTCTCGTCCGAAGCATCGGCATCGGTCAGACCGAGCCGATCACGCAGGCCAGCCGTCAGGTCCTCGTATGCCACGAGATTCTCCTTCTGGTTGGTTTCCACCGGCTCGGATGAGCTCGGGGGCTTGGGGAGCGAGGCGGATGCCTTCGCAACGAGACGAAGGGAGAGCGCCGAGTTTTCGGGGTCCTCCTCGTCCGGGAACAGTTCGACCTCGTCCGGGCCGACTGTGTCGGTCTCGCCGGCGTCCGGGATCACAGCGACCCGGTCAGCCAGCCCGAGCTGCATTGCCTCCGCCGTGGTGAGCCACGTCTCGTCAGCCAGCAGCTGCGCCCAGTCCTTCTCGCCCGCCTTGGCCGTATACAGCTCGACCATCGACACCTCGAGACCATCGAGGATGTCGGCGTGCTTGCGCATCGTGTCCGAATCGCCGATCTCGATGCCCCACGGCTTGTGGATCATCATCTGAGTGCCGGGAGACATGACCGTCTCGTCGCATCCCGCAGCGAGGAAGGAGGCGGCAGACGCCGCGAGCCCATCGACAACAGCGGTCACAGTGGCCTTGTGCGCACGGAACATGTTCAGGATCGCCAGCGCCTCGAAAACCTCGCCACCGCCCGAGTTGATGCGCAGGATGATCTGCGCCACCGAGTCGGGCAGCGCGTCGAGCACCTGGCCGACATCTTTTGTCGAGATGCCCCAGTAGCCACCCCACGAGTCGATCGGCCCGTACATGCGGATCGTCGCGACCGTGCCCTCACCCACGGGAGCGGGCATCGTCACGGCGTCGAAGAACTCCGTCTTGGACTTCGGAAGGGCGCGACTGCCCCAGTAGCGATTCGCTCGCTTCGCGTCCTGCGTCATGCGTCCTCCTCAGGAGTCGTTCGTCGGGTCAGATTGCGGACTGCCGCGAGGGCGCGGCGCGCGAGAGCGCGGACCTGGCCCACGTCCTGTCCGGCGAACTCGTCGGTGTCGGCCTCGTCGTCTCGTGCGGTTGCCTCGTCGCGCACGGGCAGGCCGTATCGCGTGCGCATGTACTCCTCGAGCCCGTCATCGGCGACCAGGGCGCCGCACTCGATGAGCATCTTGATCGCCTCAGCGGTCGCGGGATGCTCAGCGCCGATCGGCTCGAACACCAGCTGTGGCGCGGGCTCGTCCGGACCCCAGTTCAAGTCGACGAGGTCCTCGACGACGTGCTGCTGGGTGATGCTCCGGATGTAGTCCGCCGCCGCGTTCAGCGAGTCGGTGAAGAAGTTAGCGAACGTCGACCCGAGAGCCCAGGAACCGGTCTCGGTGCCGAGGTTCAGGAAGTGCGCCAGCACCGCGCGAGCGATCTGCTCGTCGTTATACCGAATCGGGCCATCCGTGTCGGGAAGCTTGCCGGTGACGCCCATCAGCTCGAGCTCGGCGCCGTGCGGCAGCGAGACGCCGGCGGTTTCACCCGCGCGGAGATCCTTCGCGACCTTCAGCCCGGCCTCGATCTGCGCCGACTGGCGCTCGGTGATCTCGGCGGGGTCTGTAACCTCTTCCGGGATCGGCGGCGCCGTGTACTTCGGGATGCCGAGCCCGTTGCGCTCGACCGTGAGGGCCTGTGCGCGGAGTTCGCGATCCTTCAGCAGCCAGTTCTTGTACGCCGGCCGGAGCATCGAGCGACCAACCCAGTTGGCGCCCTCGCGGTCGTTCACGTACGCGACGAGACGGTCGACCGGGATACGGACGTCCTTCTTCAGCAGCCCCGACTGCACGATCGCGACGAGGCCGCCGTCGATCGCCACCTCGATCTCCGAGATAGTGCGCGGCGGCCGCCATGCAAGCTTCCGCAAGTGCGTCCGGTCGCCCTCCGGTCGGTACACCTGCTCGAAGAACGAGTGCCCGTAGACGCCACAGAGCAGCGCCATGCGCAGGTGCTCGGACCACGAGAACCGGTCCCGGCTCCGGATGGGCGGTTCCGCAGACTGCCCCTTCACGGGCAGCCCGAGGTCACGAGCGACAAACTGCACAACCTCGTCGCGAGCTCCAGCCGGGTCGATGACCCATGTGGCGCTGCGAATCGGGCGCTGTACAGCGGCGACGACCGACTGCACCTGCGCGTCCTCGCTGCGCATCCGGTCGTAGACCTCGTTGGACTTCGGCCAGATCAGATCCGGATTGGTCTCGTTCGTCTCGTCCGACAGAGCGCCCCATCCGGGAAGGCTGGTCTTCTGGTAGCCGCGCTCTCCGGTCAAGGGTCACCCTCTTTCAGAACTGGGTCGTCGCTAGATTGATCCCGCCGCTCTCGCGAGCAAGGACCCCGGCTTCTGGGGGCGGAGGGGGAGTTGGCTTCGGTGCGGGCGGTTCCAGCACCTCTAGCCCGTACAGCGCGTTCGACTCGGCGACTACGCCACTGATGTCGATCGGCATCGACCCGCCACGGGACCATGCGAGGTTTTCCGCGTACTTCTGAGTGATGCCACCCTCGATGCCAAGGTCAACATCGGGTTGTTCGACGATCAGCATGTTCCGGTCGCGGACATGGTCCTTCAGCCGCCCTGTGGCGATCGCGAACGGACCGCCCTCGAGCGCGTGCACGATCAGGCCGCGCTCTCGCAAGGGTTCGGTGAATTCCATCGCAGGGCAACCGCGCCCCTGCAGGACTACTTCGCGATGCCCGGACTCTTTCGCGAGCTGCTCGAGGTACGCCGGGACCCACATCATGCCGGCGCGCTTCACTCGGACGGTGACGAATGGCAGCCCCGACTCGGTGACCACGGCGGCTGAGATCCACGTCGTCTTCCGGTCATGCGACGTGTCGACGCCCCACACCGTGCGGGCACCCTTCGGGATCCGCACGGCCGAGATCGGAACGTGGAGGTCTTTCCAGTCGTTCACGAGAATGAACGAGTCCACAGTCGACGCGACCCACTGGCAGAGGACCTCAGTCCTGTACCCGGCGTCTGTCATGCCGCGGATATCGGCGAGAGCGGACTGCACAGTCATCGATCCGTACCCGATGGACGGGTTCGCCTGCAGGATGCCGTCGACGTCGTCCTTGTCGCAACCCTCCGGCGCTGACCACTCGAACAGACCAAGCGAGACGTCGCGGTCGTTCGCGAAGTCCTCGATCGACGCGATGCCA